AGAACCGAAGTTCTGAGGTGTAATATACTCTTGATATTCTCTTTTCCGAAAAATTATCTCTTTGTGAACTACAAGCCCCATAAAATAAGGCTTTCTAGCCGTTTTGTGTGCTATAAGAGTGCTACGAAAAAACATTTATCACCATGTTTTAACACTTATAAACACCTGCGCTTTATGATTCACAATGTATCATTTCCGCTAACCTCTTCTCATATTCTTCTTTTAATTCATATTTAGATAATGCGATTTTTTCAACAGTAGACGTAAAATTATTATTACTATATTTTTGCATTCCGTTTCTATATAATCCGCTTTCTGCATTTTCAAAATTATGTAATAATTCCTCTTTCGCTTGCCCTGTTCTCAATCTACGGAAACCGCGCGCTTTTACTTGTTTAATACGTGAAATAGATAAATTCTCTTTATCTGCAATCATTGCTAGTGACTTGTTATGTAAATAATATTCCCTTATTACACGTTTTTCTAATTGCCCTGTGTAACGCTCTACAATGCGCCATAATTCGCTTTTTGTGTAATCGTCATACATTTTATCAATAACACTGTTTTCTAGTTCAAAATCGCTTTTAACGCTATCCGATAACGTTGATTCTGAATCTTCATTTATCGGAACATCTAGGCTTGCTATGCTTTGCGAATAATATTCAAGCTCTTCAAGCTCTTTTTCATTGATTTTCATATAATCAGCAATTTCATTATTTGCAGGAGTCCGCCCCAATTTCTGCGATAGCTCCTGAATCGCTTTATTGTAACGAATTATCTTTTGTTGCTTAACACCGGGTATTCTAATTACAGAACCGCAGTTTTCTATATATCGTCTTACGGCCTGCCTTATCCAAAAACCGGCATATGTCATAAATAACACATTTTCCGATGTTTCATATCTTTGTACTGCTTCCCATAATCCAAAATATGCTTCTTGTAACAAATCCTCTTCATTTTCATATAATGTAAACGGTCTAATCATTATTTTTATCAAAGGTAAATTCTTTTGATATAACCACTGCATATTTTCCGTTACATTAAAACTGTTTTGTATTGCTTTAACTATATCTTCATTTGTCATATTATGCACACCGCCTTTTTTATTTTTGTCGATATTTGAGGGGCTAAGTGGGGCATTTTTTCACTTTTCATATACACCCCCAGGGCACCCCATAAAAGAAAAGAACAGGGCTTTTTATAATAGCTCTGTTCCTCTTTGTTATTTGTTCTCATACCTCTTTACAAGATTATAAAACGTATTCTTTTTTAGATTAGTTTGCTTCATTGCCTGAACTGCTGTTATATTGTGCGATTTCCACTCATTATATACAGCTTCCCAATTATCCGGAAACTCTGCTGCAGGTCTGCCTAAATGCTTTCCCTGCTCCTTTGCGACTGCAATTCCTTGGGACTGCCTAACCTTTATGTTTTCGCGTTCTTTCTGCGCCACATATGATAATATCTGTAATACAAGGTCTGCAACAAAACGACTATCTAAACTATCGCCATTATTGCGTGTATCAAGTAACGGCATGTCTAACACTCTAATATCAGCTTTAATCTCTTGTGTTATATATTGCCATTGCTTCATTATTTCAGTGTAATTTCTACCTAATCTATCAATGCTATATACTGTTAATACATCGCCCTCACGTAATAGTGGGGCTGTGGTATCTGTTCCAACTAATAGATTATATGACTTTCTGTTAAAGTCTTTTCCACTCTGCTTATCCATGAGTATATTTCTTTCTTCTACTCCTGCGCCTTTTAACTCCTTAATCTGTCTCTCTAAATTCTGCTCTTTGCTTGAAACCCTAGCATATCCATAAATCATAATAATCCCTCACTTTCAAATATTGTTTTGTCGTGGTATATGTCTATTATATCAAAGTGTTTATAAATGTCAATGTATTTTATAAACGTTTGTAAATAATCATATAGGGTTTTATAAACTATAAATATGCTAGTTTTTCTATGCTTTAAAGTAGTTTATAAAGGTGTACCTTTTTAAACGCTTTCTTCAAGTGCTTTTGACACGCTTTCACTGTAACGCTCATCGAGTAACAGCAAACTTGCCATTTCTGCATTTGTTTTCGCTATTTCTGCAGCTTGAAGCTTTGAGCCCATAGGGTATTTGTCATAATCCGGCAAAATAGCATTTATCAAAGATTTTTCATCGTCTGACAATTCCACATTAGGTCTGTTGCCTTTATCTAATATGTCATTTGCGCCACTCATTGCCTTTATAAATGTTTTATAACTATCGTTTCTATCAATATCAAAGCACTTTATTGCATGTGTTATATTGCCTGTATTGACATAATCGTTACAATCACAATTAATGTACTCTTTTAGCGATAAATCATCCCCACAATAAAAATTAAAAGCATTATCGACATTTTCCCTCATATGGTTATACGCTCCATATATGCTATCAATATTAGGCACTTCTGCGGATAGTTGCATATCGAGCTTGTCCGCATCGTCTGCACTGCTTGCCACTAACTCATTTAATAATCTACGTTCCATATAGCTTGTGGCCTGCTTCTGTAAAAGCTCGTATTCTGTTTTTGATAACTGCATACCGGTTGACTTAATAGCCATTATCTTGTTTGCAAAATCTGCACTTACAGGAGCTTGAAAATATTTATCAATCTGATTTTTCATTATGTCTAAATTGTGATTCGCTAATTTCTGCTTCTTTGCTCTCTCCTTATCGAGCATATCTTTGTAATTGTTTGAAGCTCTCCACTTGCTATCATATTCCTTTATATACTCATCTGTATATTTGCCTTGCATATCCTTTAACTCTCTGTCGTGCTTTGCCTTGTCGCTGTCGTAAATTGCTTTTACTCCATTAACTGAATCTCTGTAATCCTGTAATAGCTTTAATACATTGTTTAAATAATTCTGATACTTCATAATTAACCTACTTTCCGCTCATTTGAGCTATATATAAATTTTAATAGTTACCGTTACAATAAAACCGTGTGTTATTCTTCTGCGCCTAATTTTGGCAAATCTTCCGCTCTTAACGCTTCTTGTGTGCTTGTCATTGGTAGACTCTCCTCAAGAGATATGCTATCATGATAGCCTAGCCAATTTTTACAATAAAATATACCTGTAGCCGGGTTTACTTTGCCTGATAGCATTGCTTGTTCTAAAAATGAATCTATAATAGATTTTGCGCCTTGTATTATCTCCGCTCTTTCAGATGAGCAATTACGGCCTTGTGACCATTCATATAAAGTTGACCTTGACACATGTAAAGCCGTTCTAAGTGTTTCTACTCCAGGTCTAAGGCTTGAAGCTTGGCAATACTCAAAGTATTCGTTTACTCTCTGCCGTACTTCATTATCTGTTTTGGGCTTGCCCTTGTTATACAAATCGACTAATGACATTGTTATTGCTTGTACTGTCTTAGGGTCTATCTTTTCAAGTCCTGCTTGTGGAAAATTATTTGCTCTTGCCATGTTTTTACCTACTTTCTATATATTTCATGCACATTTTGTGTCTTTTTATGATGTGTATACACTTGTTGAGCTTGGTTATTCCGGTGCTTGCCTGCGCCTAAGCATATTATGTATTTTTCTATGACATATGGGGCATAACGTAACTAAATCCTTCCATGCATCTTCATTACCTAATCTTGCATATGTTAAATGATGTACCATTAATACATTAGGTTTTGCAGAATATCCGCAGGCTGTGCATTTATAACCGTCTATCTTTAATCTTTCGCGTTTTTTGCGCTCCCATGAATCAGATTTCATGTATTCTCTGTATTCTTTACTTTGTCCGCTCATGATGCAACCTCTCAAATTCTTCTAGTTCTGCCATAACTAAATTTTTGATAAACTTGCAGTTATTATATTTTTTCGTTAGTTCGTCCGCTTCAACTATAATGCTTTTCCATATCTCATCATCTCTTGAATCGACTTTATCAATGTACTTTTTATGCAGTTCCCATATGTTTTTATACATTTTGAAATAATCCATTGTTTCACCTGCTTTCAAATACCGTTACAAAAAACATGTATTTTTTATGTGTTAAATTCAGATTTAATAATTAGCTAAAAGCCTTTATTTTAGGGCTTTTGTGCAAAATGTGCATTTTTAATGTAAATTTTCTATGTTTTCTATTATATGTTTTTTACATGTAAATTGCATATTTTGCACATTTACTAACAAAAAGGTATTTCAGAATCATCATTTACAGTTTGAAAATCAGTATCTATTACATAGCCTTTAATCACATTCTTTACGGTTTTTCCTGTAACGGTTCCGCTTGTCGCAAATAATCCTTTATTCTTCATTTCTGCAAAGAAATTGCCTTTGTTTTCGATGCCGTAACCATTATCAGCGCACCATTTAACATAACAATCGTAAATTTCTTTTGCTTTGCTGTTTGTGTCTGTCTTTTTCAAGCACTCATTAATAAAATTACCGATTTTATCAGAATCCGCCCTGTACGCGTTCGTTGCTTTTTGTACTGCTGCCGGGGCTTTTAATCCGTCTTTGCGATATAGTCTTAATCCCTCTAAGCACCAATTTAAAATTCCTGATAGTTCCTCTTTTTTGCGTAGCTTGTCTTTTAAATGCTTGTCCTGTTCGTGTGGCTCAAAATGCCTATCAAAAGAAACCACATTTAAACGACCGCTTGAAAAAATCGTGTCATCTGTAATTACAGGTAAATAATTTGTGTTAATTACTAGCTTAAATTTAGGTATAAACTCAAATTCTCTTTGATGTAGGAAACGCGCAGTAATTGAGTCTCGACCTAACAGCGACTTTAACAATGCTGTATCAAATAGCATTCGTTTTGGTGGCTCGCTTGCGTTTACAAAGCGACAACCACAAAGCCGGGCTACATCTCCATTTGCTTGCCTTGAATCTGTGTTTTGTTTAGTTGCTAATGTTTCCGGTCTCGTAGTTAGAGCGTAATCGCCTAAAAGATATATCAATGTTTCGCAAAATGTAGATTTTCCGTTTCTTGTCGTGCTTCCATATAGGATAAAAGCTGTTTCTTCCGATGTGTTGCCAGTTAATGACAATCCGGCTATTTTCTGCAGATACTCGATTTTGCTTTTATCATTCTGCATGATTTCGTTTATAAATTTTTCCCATACCTCACACTTTGCGCTTGGTTCATAATTTACATTACAGATTTTTGATAATAGCATATCCGGGCTATGTTCCATAAATATAGGTTTATCGCCTGATAAATCAAGTGTGCCATTCTGTACGTTTAAAATATAGTCATTTACATCTAATTGCTCATTCGTGAAGTATGATAAATCCCTTGAATCCTGCAACATGTTATTTCTGTTTCTAAGATTGCATAATGGTGTAACCGCTTTTAGATATTTTCCGTCTGTATCAACTGTTACAGCATATCTAATAAGTGCATCTGAAAGCTCCTTTGCAGATTTTCTTGCAGATAAGCCCTCTAAATCATCAATCCAACGTTTACCGTCAAATAACATAAAGTCTTTACGTGTAGAGCAATACCGATGTTTGTCCTTGAATATGTCCGCAAATAGCCTTGCATTGCCTTTATCTGACGTTTCGTAGTTCTCGGCATGTATTTCTTTCAATGTGCTTTCAAGAGTCTTTTTAGGTGCTTTTTTGCCCTCTATACGGTTACTTGTAACGGCATTATTAATTAATTTTTCAAAATCTGCGTTCGTTTTTCCGCTCTCAAAATAATCTGTAATGTCTGCCTTGGGTATGTCCGGCATAGGTACCATGATTTTTACACTCTTTGCAACCAACACGACATCTTCATAAATCCTATTTGCTACGTCTATCCCCGGTTTATCATTGTCAGCGAGAATTATCACCATTGCACCATTTACAAGTTCTGCAAAATCGCTTTGCCAGTCGTTTACACCGCCATATGTAAAACTTGTGTAGCCGTGTTTAGTTAGCGTATTTACATCTTTTTCGCCCTCGACAATAAATACAGGCTTATTATCATTAATCGCCTTTTTAATGTCGCTTAAATTGCCATATACCGCCCGATAACTTTTCCTCGGTTTGTTGCGAGATAAACCATATGTAAACCTCTCATTTTCTAATCTGCCATAAATAATATGCTTTCCCTGTAGTCTTACTTTTGTAAAAGCATATTGACCGTTACAGGAAACGTAATTATAAACCGCTTCAATCCTGTTATTCTCACGCTTTTCGATGAAAGCTCGCCAATTAGCCGTGTTTTGCGTTGATTCATAGAAAATATCTCTCTTTTCCAGTCCTGCAGCATTTAAAATATCGTCTAACTGACAACCGGCATGACAATATAACAATGTGCATTTACGGCCTTTTGTAACGGTCAATGAAGCTTGTTTGTCCTGATGTGCAGGACATTTGCACTGCGCTCTATCTTGATATTTTTTGACTACTTGAAAGTGCGTTAAATTGTTTTCAAATATTTCATTATCAGTCAATCGGTACACCCCATTTCATATAATTTACGTCTTATCTCGTCCGCGCGCTCTTTGCATAATTGTGCTAACCTGTCGCAAGTGTGCCATTCTTGGCTTTTGCAGTCTTGTTCATCTCGTTGCTCTTCATACTCT